GCAGGAAGGGGATGCAATGGAAACATTTATGTTTGTTCACATCGATTCATCCTCAGTATTGGCCGGGGTATCACTTGAAGTTATTGATATTAACCTAGAAAAGCCAGGAACTTACGACATAATATTAAAGATATTTGAAGATATTGACGGTAAAACAGGGGAGTTGCTTGACGAAAAAACTAGCTCCCTAATCGCCACAACACCGATGAGGGTTTAGAATGGCTCGTCGCCTTTACTCTGTGAATTTTGATGGGGAAAATATTGAACAAAACCCACAGCCAAACCATAATGCTTTCAGTGAAGGTGGTGGTGGAGGTGGTGGTAACATGCTTGAGGCGAGAGTAGCAAAGCTTGAGGCTGATGTTAGTTATATCAGACGCGATGTTGATGAGTTGAGGGTTGATGTAAAAACAATCAGCCAGAATATGACTATTGCTATTGAGCGCCTTGATTACATCAGAACCGCTCTTGATAAAAAGCCATCAACCGACACGGTGGATAAAAAGATAACAGACGCCAAGCTATCAATTTTGCTGGGCGTGCCTACGATCATTGCAATCGGCACTGGCATATACAAAGTAGTGCAGCACTATCTGTGACCCAGCCACCGCGCCGGGTTTTTTAGTGCCTTCCGATCCATATCGGACAGCACCAGACCACCAACACAAGTAATTGATTGTTTATAAAATATCCACTTTTTATCTTCATTTGCCCACCATTTGAACATCGCCCCGATCCCCATGGTTAACGGCATCACTGCTGGTAAGCCGTTGACTGCCAGCCCTACTATTCCCTCAGCATCAGCACATCCAGTGCCAACTCTACTGCCAGATCTACCTGGTCACCCTGCCACCACACCTGAATCATCTCTATCAGCGCCTCTCTTGATGGCTCGCGCTTCTCAACCAGCATCTGCATAACCGCCATCCCGATAATCTGCGCTATCTGCGGGTGCATTTCTGCGAAAAACTCATCCTCATTCGACATGGCGCTACCCTCTTTGGCGTTTTTTTGAGCATGACAGCACTCTTTACAAAAATAAATAACCAATAAAAACAACCAAATAAAACCATAACAGCCATCTAAACAACTATTGTTGTTGACTACAAAACAACTATGGTTTTAAATTAACTCATCCAAACAACAACGTTGGCGCCGGTAATAGGTAACAACGCTCCGTTAGCCGCGATAAGGCAAAGGTGAAGAGATGATCCGCGAAGAAGATAAAACTGAGTGGTTTAAGTTTCTGGCACACGCATTCGCCATCGTCGTATGCGTACTGATAGCAAGCGCGTTCTGCCTGATGCCTGGTGGTTCAGCATGAGCAGAAATGGCATTCGTTCACTGATTTACTGCCTGCTGATCTGCGGCGTTATCTGGACAGCGTTGATTATCAAAATCCTGCACGTTACGGGGGTGTTCAATGGCTAGTCATCATTACGGGACACAGACCGTTAACCGCGGCGCCGTTCTCCCAGGGATGCTCGTTAAGCATCGGGAAAGCACCTGGACCGCATCAGCAAATAAACGCGGCCGCCTGTACCTGCATCGCGGGATTGAGCGGACTTACACAACCGACTTGCTGGTTGAAGTTTATCTGAACGGGTTGGGACAAGGTCTCAGCCGGTAATCGAAACGAAGAATTTAACTGAGCTATCAGGCAGCCAATACGGTGCCGGGATTCTTACAACCAAATTTCAGGAGCGAGCTATGAACGCATACCGCGCATACGACGTGATCGAAGAGCGTAAGTGGGCCGAGCAAACGCTCACCGAAGAGAAGCAAAAGTGGATTGACGATCGGGCGCAGGAAATTATCGACTCCCTGCCGAAAGAGCCGTCAGGCCTGTTCCGCTTCTCTGTCCCGATGGACAAAAGCCCATACGAAGGCCTCCGCAGCGATGCAGCTGGCGAGGCATATAACAATCTCATTTCGGCAGTAGCTTACGCCCAGGCGGAATACGACTGGGATCACCGCACCGGCTGCCCGTTTTAAGGAGGGGTCATGAGCTTCGATCTTATTCAATTCGTTAAGCAGCAAGAGTCGCTGTTTACCAATGCCCTTACTGACCAGAGCCTGACGTGGGCAAAGGAATGCCAGTTTGCGATTCAGTTATTCCAGCGCAATGACACATTGGCAAAAATGGCAATCAGCAACCCGGTCAGCGCTCAGAACGCGATCATTAACGTAGCTGCGGTCGGTATCAGCTTAAATCCTGCAAGCAAACTGGCTTATCTCGTCCCGCGTGACGGAATGGTATGCCTTGATATCAGCTATATGGGCCTTTTGCATATAGCCCAATCAGCCGGGGTCATTAAGTGGGGTCAGTGCAAACTGGTTCATGCATGTGACGCTTACGAAACCATTGGCCTCGATAAAGCTCCGGCCCACAAATACAACCCTTTTGCCACTCCTGAAGAGCGCGGAGCCGTTATAGGTGGCTACTGCACTGTTAAAACATCAGACGGCGACTACCTGACTGAAGAGATGAGCCTTGCCGAGATTGAAGAAATCAGAAAGGTAAGCAAAGCCGGCACATCAACAAAAGGCCCATGGGTCAATTTCTGGTCTGAGATGGCCAGAAAGACAATCGTGAAGCGCGCCTATAAATACTGGCCGCGCGCTGACCGGCTCGATAATGCAGTGGACATGCTCAACGAGAGCGAAGGCATTTTTACCGAGCCGGTTATGCAATACACGCCTGAGAGTGAAGTTATCCAGTCGAAAGAAAATGCTGAGCAAGAGCTTATCAACTCAGTCCACTCGCTATGCGAAGACATGAAGCAGGCAGAAAACATGCATGCTCTCAAAACCCATTTTCAGGCGGCATACAAGATGACTGCAGGAATGCGGCTACAGCAAGAGGTTCAGGCTGTTTACGCCAAGTGTAAAGCCAAATTCGAAGAGGTTACCCAATGACAGCTCTTTATCAGATCGCCAACGACTTCGCCAAGCTGACTGACTCCGGTATGGAGCCTGAAATGATAGCCGACACTCTGGATGGGATTGAGTGGGAGTTGGAAGCAAAAGTGGAACAGATTCTTGCTATCTGCAAAAACGAATCTGCTTATGCGGAAGCGTTAAAGGAAGAGAGTAAGTGCCTTGCCGAACGAGCTAAAGCAGCTGAAAGCAAAGTGGCAAGCATGAAGGATTATGTCGCCAAATCACTTGAAACGGCAGGAAAAAAATCACTTAAAGCTGGGATTCATCAGGTTACGGTCAGGGCGCCATCTAAATCAGTAGAGATTACGGACGCCAGCATTTTGCCTCCTCAATTCGTCGAATACGAGACGAATATCAAGCCTGACAAGCTGGCCATTAAGCATCAGATCGAAGCCGGGGTGGAAGTGCCAGGGGCGCAAATAAAGCTCGGTAAGCCGTCTCTGATTATTAAGTAAATAACGGAATGTACCGGTTACCACGGGAGGCCCAATGAATAAGCAGAGCATCACACCAGAGCAATTCCGCGCCGTCGCCGGAACCATGCCTGCCTGTCGCGCAGCGGATGCGCTGGGGATTAGCCAGGCGAACTTCTACCGCCTGGCACAGAGCTATTCCATCAGCACAGCGTTTGTCTACAAGCCATGGAAGCCAGAAGAGAAGCAGATCGCCGCTGAACTGCGCGCTGCCGGCGAGTCTCATAAAAGCATCGCCATGAAGATGGGCCGCAGCATTGCGTCGGTATCAAAG